AACCTGGTGGCAGCGTTTAGCAAGTGCCTGGTTGCCATGCGCCCCGTGGTAGCACATGGCGAGGTGTTTCATGCCATAATGGGCCTGCGTCGCGCAGGACGCGCGGCGGATGTCGCCGCGATAGCCAAGTGCTCGCGCCGTACCCTTCAGCACCTGCAACGGCCCCGACGCGGTCGAACGCGGGTTCCGGCGACCACAGTGAACGCCGCTTTCGATCTTGGCCATCTTGAGTGCAAACGTAACCGGCACACCCTGCCGGCGGGCCTCGGACAAAACCAGACCCGTGGCATCATGCGCGAGTGCGCCGGAGGTAGCTAGAGCGAGCGCAAGCGCCGCGATGGTGATTTTCTTCATGTCAGCCCTTTCCGTATCTGTCCATGATTGACGCCTCGGCTGCCAGCGGCAGGCCCTCGGCCCATGCAGGCGGCGTGCTCATCACGCGCTGCATCTGTTCAAGCACGTCTTCGGGCTGGTCCGTTTCAATGACGATCTCGTCGTGGACATGCAGCACCACGTCCGGCAACTGCCGCAACGCATGACGCAGGATGTCGGCGGCGGTGGCCTGCGTGATGTTCTCGCACGCCAGACCCTTCCAGAGCCGCGCGCGCGGCCACGCCTTGGCGTCGGCTGCGGGTTTCCATGCGGCTTTGGCGTAGGTCACGCCGTCCTCCTCCAAAAGAGCATGAGGGTAACAGAGGACGCGACCGCTCGGCAACGAGTACCAAAGATGAACGCCGTCGTAATAATATGTAACGCGGCCCGCTACCATTTGTGTCTTGGGGTTGCGGATTGCGCGCGTATAGGCAATTTCCAAATCCTGCCAGTAGGGCACGCTCCATGGGTTGGCGCGGCGCCAGCCGTCCACCATCTTGCGCGCCTCGCTCTCGGGCAGCACGATGCCATAGGCGCGGCCCATGGCGGCGAAGGCGCCGACGCCACCGGCGAAGCCGCAAGCAAGTTCCTGCACCTTGCCGACCTGGCGCATGTCGCTGAACGTCTTGTCCTTGGCGCGGTGACCGTCGAGGATCGTCTGGTATGGCGTTTGAAACGTCGCGGCCGCATTGTAGCAGTAGACATCCTCGCCGTTGCGGAACAGGTCCAGCTTGGCCTCGCCGGGCTTGCCGCTGCACCACGGCGTGACGCGGGCCTCGATGGACGACCAGTCGGCCACGACGAACTGCTTGCCCTCGGCGGGGATCAGCGCCGGGCGCAGCATGGACTTGAGCACGTCGGTCACGCGCTTGCCGAATTGCGGCACGATGGCGTGACGGCGCACCATGGCCTGCCGGACTAATTCAGGCTCGGCGGCGCACTTTCGGGGGAAATTGTGGACCTGGAGGCCGAACGACGAAGCTCGTCCTGTAGCTGCACCGCCCGCGAATACAAACGCACCCCTGACGCGACCGTCTTCATCATCTCCAAGCGCCGCTGCTCGCTCAAACTTCGCCACGGACGATGCCCAGACATCGTCCGCGCACTGCACCACCTCACGGACTTCCGGTGAGACTTCATCAGGGTTCTCCATCGCCAGCAGGTTGGCACGCACGGCCTTGTCGATGCTGACCTTCGCCTCGCCGTCCTTCCAGATCGTCATCAGCCTGCGGGCCTCGGGCCCGACACGCTCCCAGACCCATTCCCTCATGCGCGGGCTGCGGATGCTGGTCAAGCCCGTGATCTCGCGGAACGTGACCTCGATCTCTTCCAGTTCGGCTGCCGCATAGGCGACCGCCGCCTTGGCCAGCGGCACGTCCAGCCGGACGCCGCGGTCGTTGATGCGCTCGTTGATGTGGTAGTCGGCCAGTTCCTCGTCGGTCAGGTCGCGCATGGCCTGCGAGAAGGCCCGCATGGCCAGCACGTCCTGCTCGCAGTACTCGATCATCTCCTGCATCAGCCCGGCGTCCTCACGGAACCGCCCGTCTGCCTGCGGCACGGACAGCGCGCGGATCAGCGCCGCACCGCGGTGGTCCTTCTTCATGGACGCGCCCGCGAAGCGGCCCACGTCCTCCAGAGAGCCTGGCGCGCAGTTGGCGCGGGCCTGCGCCGCGGTGCAGTAGAACTGCTCCAGCGCGGGCTCGGGCACCTTGAAATCAGGGCAGATCACATACCAGAACAGCAACCGCTCGAAGGCGGCGTTGTGGGCGCGGATCTGTGCGCCAGAAAGAATTGCGTCTGAAACTTTCTGTGGAAAGGGTTGGTCAGGCGTCCACGTCTGCACGTCCTCATCGTCGAAGGCGTAGGACATGCATAGCACCTCGGTGCTGGGGGCCTGCATGTAGTTGTAGACGCCGCGTCCCGGCAGGTCGCAGCGGCTGCGGGTCTCGAAATCAAGCCAGATGACTGTCATGTTGGCAACCGAAACAACCCGCGCCAAGTCTCCCATGCGCGCGACACCGCGCCGGTGCCGGGAAACAAATCGTGCATGTCATCCTCAGGCCGCGCACCTACAACCTCAAACAGCCAGTGACACACCTTTTCCGGCTTTGCGCCCGTCAACCCGCGCCTCATCGTGATGTTGCAGTCCACCCAGTCGCGCATCACCAGCCGCTTGCTGACGACAGGCTTTCGCGCCGGTTTAACGATCACAGGTTCCCACGCATAGGCAACGGGAACGTTGCGTTTGAACGCTGCGAACGGCTTAACCCATACCATCCATCTTGCGCCTGTACTAGATACTAGCGGCGCAAGCACAGCCATACTTGCAGGCGTCGCCGCTGCGTGGAGCACCCAGCCGTCAAATTCCGATTGCAAACGGGCTATCAGCGCGGCGTGGTCAACTTCGCCGCCGTAATCGGGGTGGTCTTTGTAGAGATGGGCGCAGTTTATGTATGGTGGGTCTGCGTACCCAATTTTGCGTGCGTCTGTCATGATGATGGTCGGGGCGCGGTCTCGGCAGAAACCGCGCCCCTTGCCCGTTACGCGCTGCGACGGCGGCGGGTGGGTGTCTCCACCGGCGCTTCGCTCACGGACTGCTCGTCAGCCTGCCCATCGAGGCTCACCCACGCGGTGATGTCGAACACCGGCGTGAAGATGCGGCCATAGGACTTGTGCGTATAGTGCTCCTTCTTCAGGCGCACCACCGGCACGGGCTTGGACTGGTCCTGTTCGACCTGCGCGGCGATGTCAAGGGCCAGCTTCTGGACGGCGCGCTTGCCGCCCACGGAGGTGACGTTGTAGACGACCTCTAGCCCATTGTCCTCGCCGCTCATGCACTTGAGGCTCATGCCGACCTGCAGTTCCCAGCCGCGCTTGGCGTTGGGCGGTGCAGCATCGACCTCCGGCAGCGGATCGGCCACCGGCACCATCTTCTCGGCCAGCACCTCGCCGTCGCCCCATGCGATATAGCCATGAACGAACGAGAAGGGGTTGACCGCCCAGGTCGAGGTTTCCTCAACCTCGGTCTGGTCGGCACCAAACACCCAGTGGCCCGTCTTGTCCATCTTGAGGATGGCCATGCCGGTGCCGCCGACCTCATGCTCCAGAGAGCGCAGGGCCTGAGACAGGGACTGGACGGAGGGGAGCTTGGCGTTGCCAAAAGTCACGATGTCGTTCATTATATTGTCCTTTCTAGACAAGTTTACCAAGGGCAGCCGTCAATTGACGACCAACCTGCAACACGGCGGGTCGCGGATCATCCGCGCTTGCCAGCGTGTTACCCGATGAGACGGCGGTGATGAGCCCCTCTGGCATGTCGATCTTGCGCTTCTTCAGCACCTTCTCGACCTGCGCCGGGCTCTTCAGCTCCGTCAATTCCTCTGCACTACAGCCTGCTTCGGCCAGCGCCGTCAAGGCCTGCTTTTCGTTCGCCCACTGCCGCATCGCCCGCTTGGCGACCAGCTTGTAGCCGGGCACGTCCACGCCGCTCTCAAGCAGCGCCTGCGCCATCTCCTTGGCGTCCTTGATCCAGCCTTCAAGAACGTCAATTCTATCCAACGCTTGTGCCAACTGGTCGACGTTCACCGTCTTCAACGCCTCGCGGTCGGCGCGGGCCACGGCCCCCGTCACCAGCGGACAAACCGACTTGGCGGCGCACCAGCGGCAATGGTCGCCGGTAGCCAGCGGCGCGTCCGGCTGCTCGGAAGCCCGCACGGCGAGGATCAGGTCGGCCTCGAAGCGCTTGATGCGGGCGAGGTCGGTCGTCCACTTCTTCACGAACGGCGGCTGGACGATGTAGACGTCGATGCCCTCGGCGCCCGCAAAGGCCCACTTGGTGGCCGTGGTGTGAAGCGCGGCAGCGATGTAGAACATGGCCTGCGGGTTTTCTTCGGCCTCAACGGCAACCCCATCACCAAACTTCCAATCCACCAGCACGCCGCGATCACCAATGCGACCAACAAGATCGGCCGAACCAAAAACACCAGGGATAGCGTCGCCAAAGCCAACAACCTTTTCGACATCGTATTCCATCGTCTTGTCGGGGTCGATTTCGTCGAGAGCCGCAAGCGCCGGCAGCAGCTTGCGCTCCAGCCGGTCTTCCGTCAACTCGATGCCGTTGTAGACGGTGCCGAGGAAGTCAGCCGCCGGCTTGCCCGTCTCCAGAATGGCGGCGATGACGTGGTGCAGCAACGTGCCTTCGTCGGCGTAGCTGCTGGACGGCTTGGGCGGCATCTTCTGCACCAGCGCCACACTGCCGGGGCAGGCGATGACGCGCTTGGCGGTCGAGCCGCCGACGATGTTAGAGTGTGAGGCCATTATTCGCCACCCTTCAATGTAAGACCAAACTGAAGCAAAAAATCCTTTATCTCTTCCACAACCGCAGCACCTGCGTTTGGCTCCCGAAGTATATCCCGCTCGGTCAGTTGTGTTAGCCCGTGTATTGTTTCAGCGCCCATAAACCGCACGACGTTGCGCGACCTCAAACTCAAATCGGTCCAACTTAACTTTACGCGGTCAATGTCTATAAATACGCCGCGTTTGGCGCTTGTCGCGGCTACAATGTGCGCTTTTTTTTGCAGCAACATTCGTCTTTCCGCTTGCAGTTCTTTAATGAGCGCTTTTGCTCCCGCAATTTTTAAGTCTATCTGGTAAAGATCGTCGTCCACTGTCGTCTCCTGTTGTTTCGTCTGTCATTACAGATTTCTTGTTGACCTGTCAAGCGATGTTTGTTAAAAGGTAAGCATGGGTGCTGAAAGCCAGATTGAGAAGTACTTCGTGCAGACGGTCGCGCGCATGGGCGGCACCGCCTACAAGTGGCGCTCGCCCAACCACCGCGGCGTCAGCGACCGCATCGCCTGTCTGCCGGACGGGGCGGTGTGGTTCGTGGAACTCAAGGCACCCGGCGGGCGGCTGGCCCCGCTCCAGAAACTGTTCGCGGCCCGCATGCGGGCGCTCGGGCAAAACTACACGGTCCTATGGTCCAAGACGGAGATCGACGCATGGCGGCATACTATAACGAGTTCGACCCCTACGCAGCCCAGTGGCTGCGCAACCTGATCGACAGCAAACTGATAGCGGACGGTGACGTGGATGACAGATCAATTCGGGACGTGGCTCCGGGCGACCTCAAGGGCTACACGCAGTGCCACTTCTTCGCCGGCATCGGCGTCTGGTCCCACGCCCTCCGGCTGGCAGGATGGGACGACCATCGACCTGTCTGGACCGGCTCCTGCCCCTGCCAGCCGTTCAGCGCCGCAGGAAAGGGCAAGGGCTTCGACGACGAGCGTCACCTCTGGCCCGAGTTTCACCGGCTCATCAGCGAGTGCCGCCCTCCAGTCGTCTTTGGAGAGCAGGTTGCAAGCAAGGACGGCCTCGGCTGGCTCGACACTGTACAGTCTGACATGGAAGCATCGGGCTACGCCCTCGGGGCGGCAGATCTGTGCGCTGCGGGCGTCGGCGCCCCGCACATCCGCCAGCGCCTCTGGTTTGTTGGAGAGCGGTTGGCAGACACCCAAGGTCAGCGACACATCCAGCGAGAAGTGGGACACGAAAGTAGCCCGCAAGCTGCGGCCGAAGTGATCGGAGCTTACCTTGACGCTCGCCCTTAGACCCTACCAGAACGACGCCGTGACGTTCCTCTACGAGCGTGACCGCGCCATGATCCTAGCTCCGGTGGGTGCCGGCAAGACAGCCATCACGCTGCGGGCTATGGCCGAGATGAAGCGGGACGGTCACGCCCAGCGTTGGCTGGTCGTCGCCCCCAAGCGCGTCTGCACCAACGTGTGGCCGGTCGAGGTCAAGAAGTGGGCACCCAACCTGACCATGGCGGTCGCCATCGGCAACAACGCCCAGCGCAAGGCGGCGTTCGCCAGCACGGCCGACATCGTCGTGTTCAACTACGACAACCTCGACAAGATGCCGGAAGGCGACTTCGACGGCATTGTCTTCGACGAACTGACACGGCTCAAGAACCCGTCCGGCAAGCGGTTCAAGGCGCTGGCCAAGGTGCTGGACCGCTTCAAGGTGCGTTGGGGCCTGACCGGCTCGTTCACCTCCAACGGACTGGAGGACGTGTTCGGCCAGTGCAAGGTGATCGACGAGACGCTGCTGGGCCGGGCCAAGGGGGCCTTCCTGCAGCAGTACTTCGTCTGCATCAACCGCGACTTTGGCGAGTGGATGCCGCGCAAGGGTGCGCTGGAGCAGGTGATGACCCGCATCCGCCCGGCGACCTTCGTGCTGGAGCCTGGCGTCTACAAGGACAAGCTGCCGCCCTGCCATGTGGTCGAGATGCGCTGCGACCTGCCCGACCGCGAGCCCTACGAGAAGATGAAGAAGGAGTTCGTGGTCGAGATGCAGGGCAAAGAGATCAGCGCGCCGTCAGCCGCTGCGGTGACGACCAAGCTGCAGCAGATGGCCGGCGGCTGGGTCTACGCCGAGGATCGGCGCCCGACGTGGTATTCAACGCACCGCTTCGACCTGTTGGACGAGGTGCTAGAAGGTAACCAGCGGGCCAATACGCTGATCGTTTACAATTTTGTCGAGGAACTGGCGGAACTCAAACGCCGCTATCCCGGCAAGCTGTGGACGCTGGACGACGGCGCGGGCGTGATCGAGCGCTGGAACGCAGGCAAGATACCGTTGCTGGCGGTGCATCCCAAGTCCGCCGGCCACGGGCTCAACCTCCAGCACGGCGGCTGCCACATGGCGTTTCTGTCGCTGCCGTGGTCGCTGGAACTGTACGAACAGGTCGTCGGGCGTCTGCATCGCAGCGGTCAGACCAAGGACGTGTGGGTGTATGTCCTGCTGACAAACAAGACCATTGACGAGCGCATCTGGGCGGCGCTTGCCGACAAGCGCGCCATATCGGACATTGCACTGGAGGAGTTAAAGGGATGAACTACACCTGGCACGATTTGAACGTGCTGCTGGCCATGCGCAGCGAGGCGCAGGTCAAGGCGATGCTGGACGAAGAGGTCGAGGTCCACAAGCGCCCGACCTACGCGGTGCGCATTCACCAGCGCTACACGACGCTGCGGGCGCAGCGCGAACGTAAGGAAATACTGGAGAAGATCAATGACTGACATCGTGGAGCGATTGAGGCTGCTTGCAGCAGTAGACAATTGTCAAGCATCACTTGAAGCCGTCGCGCATCGCCTGTGTGAAGCTGACGATTGATTGTGAAGAAGGAGAGGGGCTGTGATGAATAAGGCAAAGTTTGAGGCTTTTCGTAACGATTTATATTGGGAGCTATACACAAGCGAAGACGGGTTTGTCCGTTGGACTGGGTACAATGACGCAAACTGGTGGGACAATGTATCTGTGCGCCCGGAAGCAAAAATTAAAATCGGTAAAAACTCAGGGCGGCGTTACATCATAGACTTCAAAACGTGTGAGGTCAAAAGTGATTAACCCCGCACAGATACCGGACGAGGTGGTAAAGGCGGTGGCGATGGCAATCGCTAACAAGTACGTCGAGACCTACGACGCTGATCCAGAGAAGATTGCTCCACACTGTAAAACGGAAGCAATCACCTATGTCACTGCCGCTCTTGCAGCATGGCCGGGGGCGCACACCTATTCAAATTGCGAACTGGGAACCACCTTATTCCTCCCTCTGCCGCAAGAGCCGCGCACATGACCCCCACACCAGAGCAGATAGAGGCTGTGGCGCGGGCGATCTGCGAAACGGAGAATGGCCCGTGTGATTGTCTGCCGGATGAGTGCGGCTGCACCTACTGGACAGGGCACGCCCGTGCCGCCATCGCCGCCGCCCGCCCCTTCATCCGCGCGGAGGCGCTGGAGGAGGCGGAAGAAGCTGTGAATGACGTTGGCGACCATGCGGACGGAAACGCTTATGTCTCCGCAATCCGGGCGCTCAAGGAGAAGCCGTGAGCGTCACTGACCTGACCTACATGACCCGCGTCTGGCGCATCTTTGGGAGGCCGAAGATGGGCAAGCCCGCTAATGATCGCAAGCCCCGAAAGGCAAAGAAGAATGTCGGACCTATTAAACAACCGCGCAAAAACCCACGGCGATTACTACCGCACCGCCATGATGGCGCAGGCTCTCAAGGATGAAATGCGCCGCGGTCAGAATTGGAAACTGTTGGACGACATGCAGCGCGAGACGCTGGAGATGGTTGCCACCAAGATTGGCCGCATCCTGTCGGGCGATCCGCACGCGGTCGACCACTGGCGCGACGTTGCGGGCTACGCTCAGTTAATCGTCAACGCTTACAGCGCTTCCGGTGATGATCCCACTCGCCGCCCCGGCGAATGCAATCCCGCCACTCCTGTTCCTTCTCGGGCGGCATCCGCTTCATGAGGAAGGGCAACGCTGCCTTGAACATGGCGGCTCCCAGGCCCAGCCAGAAGCTGGGCCGCTGGGCAACGAGAAAGCCGCCAGCGCCGATGCCGATCAACAGCATGGCGATGGCGGCGATCTCGATCCAGTTCACTTCTTGGACCAGACAGACCAGCCCGCGATGAACAGCGTGCCGATCGCGCCGATGATGCTGGTCACGGTCGCGTTGTCAACATAGCCCTTGGCGACAACCCAGCCGCCGCCCGCCGCGAGGATCGTGCGCACGATACCCCATACCTGTTCTGCAGTCATTTCTTCGCTCCTGTCTTGGTGCCGGGGTAGGACACCCACGGCAGTTGATAATGAGGTCCGTCCCTAAACGTCTTCCAGTCGCCGCCCCACTCCAGCGGCACCTTCTCAGCCTTCGCCGCCGCCTTCATGCGCTTGGCGAGGCGGTCGTAGAGCGGGAAATCCCAGCGCACCTGGCCCTTGATGGTGCAGGCCAGATCGACGGCGTGGGAGTAGCCGTTGGCGGCCGGGATATGGCGCGAGCGCAGCGTCCTCGACGCGCCCTTGGCCTTGAGGATCTTCTGTTCCTCCAGCGTACGCACGCCGCAGGTGACGATGAAGCCCGTGTCGGCCTCGGCCCAGTCTTCAGCGCAGCGCATGACGACCCGGACGAGGTCGGGGTGGACGCCCTTGAGGCGGGCATAGGATGCAGGGGTCAGTTTCATGTGCGCGGCGTGATCTGGTTGATGCGTTCAAAGATCGTGTTCAGCGTCCTGTCAATGTGGGAAAACCCCTCGCGCAGGTCCGTCTTCATGTCGCGCATGGCGATGTTGAAGTCATCCTTCTGGACGTAGTTGACCGGAATCTTGCGCACGTCGTCGTCAAGCCGGTCGATGGCATTGTAGATGCGGGTCAAGACATATCCTCCGAGAATGCCGGCCAAGCCGAAAGCGATGTTGAAAAGCACCTGGTAATCCACGTCGTCACCTCAACCTATTGCCCTGTGCATCATAGGAACGCCCATAGGCGTCGGTCAGAAATGCGTTGCTGGCGGCTTCAGAGCCTAACACCACCGGAGGAACGTAAGCCGCCCCGCGCCCGGCAGCGCGCGCAGTCCGCTGCACCGCACCCGCCGGCGGTCGCCCAGTCAACACGTTCTCGGCCACGTCGCTGGCCCGCCGCAAGGCCATGCGGTTGGCTAGGGCCCGCGAGGCCAGCGCAGCACCTCCGACACCTGCAACGCCCGCCAGATACGCAGGATTGGTAGACGCCGCTGCTGTCGTGGGGATAGCATAACCTAGTATTTTTTCTATGCTTCTGTCCGGTGCCAATCCACCAATTATTCGCAACGTATTTTCCGTCAAAGTACCTTTCTGCAGGCTACCCAAAACTTCACGTTCTTTAGGTGAAAACTTGCTCATCAATCGCTTGTCGGAAACGATAGGTGCGAGCCGTTCTTGCAATTCGGTAATCGCGGGCTTTTTTCCGGGGCCGGCATCTATTTTGGTCAACACCTGTTCCAGAATTTCACCTTTGCGGGCGTTCTTGTACTGCTGACGCGCCTGCTTGACCAATGACACCGCACGCTGCGGATCGCCAGCAGACACTTGCGACACATCCAGATTTTCAAAAAAGTCGTCGAGTTCGTCTTGAACAATACCCGCCATGCGGTTGGCCTGCGCCCCGACAGCGGTAACCTTACCCGTTTCCGCGCTGCGACCAATCAGACCAAGATCACTGCGCAGTTTTTCCAGTTCTTCAAACGACAGATCGTTGTTTGGCCGGTTGCGCAGATCACGAATGACGCGCAGGATCGGCGCGCGGTCGCGCTGCGTGATGGCGGCGCCCTGCCGTTGCAAAGTGTTCTCAAGCTGATCAGCCAAGTTATCTGCAACATTAGGTAGTATGTATACGCCTTGCCGTTCCGCCTGTCTATAAAACTGCGACGCACGGGCGCGAACATCTTCGCCAGTAACCAGCGGCCGCGGCGGGCGTCCGCCCGCCAACGTGCCGCCGACGCCGCCGATCAACGAAATAAGGAACAACTTCAGGGGGTCGGTTTCACCGCCTTCAATTGCGGTCTGCGTTGCAGCACCGGCTCCCGCCCCGCCAACGGTCTGCGCGCGAACACCGCGGCCCATTTCGGTCATGATGTTGCGCCCGAGCGTGCCTTCGCGCGCCAGCGGCGCAAGCCGATTTAGCGCCGCTGCAGTGCCACCCGCGCCCGTTGCTGCTTCCAGCCCGGCGCTAAAAATGCGCTGCGGCGTTGTCTGCGGAATGCGTATGCCCGGGCCACCCGCCATCTCGTAGGTCTGCCGAATGGCTTCAGACGGCAGTGTCATGCGAGGGGCGCCAAAAGGCGTGGCCGCTAAATTATAGACGCCGGTGCCAATGTCACCAAGCCCAAGTGCAAGCGCGCCCGCAGCGGCACCAGGAACCGCACCAATACCCGCCAACGGGGCGCCCGCTGCGGCGCCCGCGCCTGCGGCAACGCCATACGGGAGAAGCGCGCGCGTTGCCACGCCCAACCACTGCTGCAAGCTATTGTCGGCTTCGGCAGCCTCGGGATGCTGCGCCAGCACCGCTGCTAGCGCGTCGTCCTCCGTAGCCGCGTCCGGCAAACCCTCGACCGTGTAGGACGACCCGTCAGGCAGCGAGACTGTGAATGACGCCATGCGTGTCTCCTACGGGTTCTTACGGACCACAACGCCGGGCGGCAACGAAACCCGGCCGGGCTCCGTTGTTTGCGGCTGCAATCGCGCGCGACGTTCTTGAACGCCGGATACGATGTCGCTAGATGCGCCGGGCCCGCGGTAGCTGTAAGTTTCGTCGAATGCAGACACAACGTTTTCTTTGGCTACCTTAAGATCAAACAGATAATCACGCAGCGCATTTCGCAAATCGTCGTAATCTTGTGATTGCGCAAAAGCCGCGACACTTTTTTCGAGTTTAGCGCCTTCTTGATTTGACACGTTGCCCAATGCACCACCTGTCGGCGCTGCGTCGCGCATGGCCTGCAACGCGCCAAATCCCGCACCCGCCAAAATCTTGTCGTAGAGCGCCTGCGCGCGCCGCGCTTCGGGGCTGATGTTGGGCGTTGATGCTCCATACAGACCAGAAATGCTTTTAAGCCCCGGATCGGCAATCAACTTTTCAACGTCAGCTATATCTTGGTCAATTCCCGTAACAGCGGACTGCAGCCCGCGGGCGGCTTTTGGATATGCTTGCTCCAACTTGACCTTGGTTTTTGGGTCTATACCGCCCGCTTCGCCTGCCGCCGCTTTGGCAGCCGCCTCTTCTTCCTTCAGCGCCACTTCGCGTTCGCGGAAGCCAATTTGCGCTTCTTCGTAGGCACTCATAGGCTTAGGCACGCCGATCTGGCCTTCTTCCATGGCCAGACGACGCTGCGCCAGAGCCAACTGACCCTGTTGAATGCCTGCCTGCAGTTGCGCGCTTGCAGATGGTTCAACCTGCTGAAGGATAGCGCGGCCATATTCATCCCGCGCCAGTGCAGCACGAATTACAGTCTTGCGCTTACCGATGTCCGGGATGGCGCGAAGCTGATCAAGTTGCGCCTTGGCAGCAGACTGATATTCCGGTGGCACCAGTGCCAACGCAGCGTCCAGACCCGCGTCTGATGGGTCAGAGAACGCAGAAGCAACTGCAGGTGCGACAGCCTTCATCGCGGCGTCCTGCTGTTCTTTCTGCGCGGCCTGCGCCTGTTCAGCGCGCTGCTGCTCGATGGCGTAAATATTCTCCATGCCCGCCGTCTGGGTCTGCATCATGGCATTGACGTCGGGCAGTTGAACCGGCTGCGGAAGCATGGCGTTGGCAATGATGTTGGGGTTGCTGCGCATAGTTATCTCACTTTGGCCCGCCAAACGACGTGCTGATGAAGCGCGGATCGTAAGGTGATCCGGTCGGCGACGCGCCGGCGACGTACCCGCCACTACCCGACGTAATGGATCTAAGGAAATTCTGGTACGGCAAGCCTGCCTGATATTGGCCATAACCTGTTGCAGCCTGCGACGCAATATTGCCGATGTTACTCGCCAGACCAGACCAGATGTTGCCCTGTGTTATGGCGTTCTGGGCTCGAATGTCGCCAGCGCCGACCGTAAGGTTTCCGACGGTCCCAGCCGTCGAACCGACATTGGCAGCCTGACCAGACGCCGCTGCCTGCCCCAGATTAATGCGGTATTCCAGCGGCTGCAACTTGGCCTGCCGCTCGGCAAGATACCGCTGGAATGCGTTCTGATATTCATGGCTGGCCATGTCCTGCCCAAACCGCGTGATGTCCTTGAGCGTGCCGCCGGACTGCAAGATGCCCCGCGCCGCAGCCGACCGCTCCAGAGCCTTCATGCCTTCCGACATGCGGAACTGGTAGCCGGGATCGGCCTCGAACTGCGACATACCAAACGGCGTGTACTGCGAGGCCGTTGCGTAGTCGGCCAGCGCGTTGACGCCGGTCGCGCGGAACGGCTCCTGCAGGCCGATCTGGCGCTCCAGCGCCGCCTCTTGCTGTTTGATGGTCGCGTTGGTGGCTTTGAGCTGCGCTGCTGCGGCCTTTTTGGCTGCGGAAGACGATTTTGAAGCCCCGTAAACCGAAGTAGCGGCGCCGATAGCCGCTGAACCTATGATGGCGGCTGCAACCGGAAGCGGCATCAGGAGAACTCCTTCAGATATTCGTCAAGCGTTTCGCCATAAAGACGCATGACAATCATGGCGTCCTTCATAGCATTAGCGTGCCCTTTCGTCAAAAGCACAACCAGCAGGACAAGGTCATAGTAGCCTGCTCTCCAGATAAACGACCGGGCGTCAGCCATGCCCTGTCGCTCAGCGTCATCCGACGCCTGCCACTTGAGCACCATCTGTGCCAGCGCGGTTTGCAGCGCTGCGGCGTTGGCGAGAAAGAACGGGTTGGCGGGCATCGTGACAAGGGACGCCCAAATGGCGGCGTTCAGATCATCACGACTGACAGGGTCGCCGTCCGCCACGTCGTCCAGCATCTGGATCATGCGCCACACATCTAGAAGCCACTCGACCGCCGCCGGCGGCAGGTCAAGGGTCTCTGCAAAATGATGGCACAAGGTTTCAATCATGCTACAGCCCCGACACCAGCTTTTTGAGAACGTCAACCGATGCCGCGCCGTCAATCGAGTTCTGCAGCGCGTCATACTTGTTACGAATGTCCTGCCGCTTGGCTTCGGCGGCGGCGGCCTTGGTCGGGATTGTCGCTTCAATGTCGAGCGGGGCAAATT